ATGTCACTCGGATCAAACATCGCCCGCCGGTCGGGCAGCGCCCGCTATTACGCCCGCTTGGGCGTCCCGCCGGATCTCCAATCCGTGGTCATGAAGAAGGAATATTGGAAGTCGCTGGGCACCAGCGACCCAAAGCTGGCCCGTGAAAAAGTCCTGCCTGTCCTGATTCGATGGCGCGCTGAATTTGCGGAGTTGCGAAGGCGACGGGAGCCGACGGCGGCGGATTTGCAATTGGCCGCTTGGAACCTCTACGACGCCGACCTGACCTACGATTCGAAAGAGCGAGCCGGTATCGCGACCGGCCAAATGGTAGAAGACGCCAAAGTTGCGTTGCAGACCCAGATTACCGCTGGGGCCGTTGCTTGGTCCGATGACCCGCTGGTCCAGTTGGATGCAACCTTAGAGCTGCAGGTCATGAGCACTGAGGCCCAGACGGCAACTGATTCGCGGGCAATTCGGATAAAGGCGCTGCGCAACCACCTGGCATCCGGTGAAACGGCTCTGATCGAATGGGCGGCAGAAGAAGTGATCGCTCGCGACCGGCTCCTGATCGGCAAGGGCACCCTCCTCTATCGCGATCTCTGCCAACGGCTGCAACGGGCCGAACTGGAATACCTGCTGAGGGCGGCAGAGCGTGATTCGGGCAATTGGGGTGGAACGCCTTCCGACCCGCTGGTCAGCCCGCCTGACGCAACCATGGGCAAAAGGTTCGCCGCACCGGGTGAAACCATTCTTGAGCTCCATGACCGTTTCGCTGCCGAAAAGCGCGGCAGCGTCACAACTGACACTTGGGAGCAGAACCGCAAAATTTTGCTGCTGTTCGTGGACTTTGTCGGCGCCACCTCGCACGTATCCGCCATCAATAAAAAGGCGGTCAGGGATTGGAAGCACAAGCTGGCGCTCTGGCCGGTGAAGGCTCTGTCGATAAAAGCATTCGACGGACTGTCGTTTGTCAAAATCATCGAAGCGAACGCGATACACAAAAGGCCGACCATCAGCCAAAACACGATCAACAAATACCTGTCGGCAATCGCGGGGTTTGCTGAATGGTTGCTCAACCATGAGTACATTGAGCAAGACGCCATGCGCGGCATGTTCCTGTCGGTTGACGATGAACGAAAGGGCTCTTCGTTTTCAGATGAACAGCTCAAAACGATATTCCACTCGCCGCTTTTCAAGACTTGCGCCGGCGATGGCGGCGAGCATTTGAATGGCGAGATCGCGGTTAGAGATTGGCGATATTGGATACCGTGGATTTGCCTCTACACTGGCGCGCGACTTGGCGAGATCGCCCAGATGCTAACAGCCGATGTCCGACAGCTTCACGGCGTATGGATTTTTCACATCACGCGCGAAGGCGCGATCTCCAAGTCGACTAAAACAGCCGGGTCGCAGCGTGTTGTCCCGATCCATAGAGAGCTGATCAGACTTGGCCTAATTGACTATCACAGCGCCATGGTCGCGCGCGGTCATGCCCGGCTGTTTCCGGAATTGCAGCCCGACATTCGGGGCTTCTACTCTGCAACCCCTTCGCGCTTCCTAAACCGCTACTTCCGCAAGATCGGCGCTAAGGTCGATAACTCGGTCAACGTCCACAGCCTACGGCACGGCATGGCTGACGCATTCCGCCGCTGTGGCTATTTGGACGAACAATTTGGCGGTCCGATCTTAGGCCACGCGAAGGAAACCATGACGGGTCGCTACGGAAATCTACCCGAAGGCATTCTGAGCGAGCGCGTCAAGATGATAGAGGCGGTGTCGTTTGCGTCTCTAGAAGAGATGGCATCTGGCTAATGCACTCGTGCATTCGAACGATCGACGATTTCATCAATCTTTTTACGTATAGCTTCGAGTTTCAGATGAAAAAACTCACGTCGATCGTTTAAGCGGTATTGTCCAAGCTCGCGGTGGACTGACTTCTCGATAGCTCTTGGAGCCCGCACTTTCCAAGTCACAACAACGAACAGAGCATCGGGTTGCCCGCTTGTGCTTGAAAGGCTGGCAGCCCTATCCTCTGGATCGTGAAGCGTAAAGCCAATCTTAAAAATGTTCTTACCATGCATCGCTGAGCGCATGACGTAAACAAAGCCAACCTCTTCCGTCTGATCCTGATTGACTGTGAACGTTGCAGACGGGGTCACTTCGCTTGCAGTAGCTTCTCGCCAGCTTAAGTGCTCGACAACCCACGTTTTGCCGTGGACAGGGTTGCCGTTCCTGTCTGCGCCAACAGCGCCCATAGCTAGGGTTTTCCAGTAGCCGCGCGTCTCGATTTTGAAATCCGGTCTAGGAACCTCCAAATTTTTCGCTGTTTCAAGTCGAGGAGGAAGGGTCAGGACATCTCGATAGTTCAGCCAGAAATGCGTTTCCAAACTCGACTTCAACTTGCGAATCTCAGTTGCGCCTCCGCTCATCTTGAGAGCTGTTGGATGACGCTCTACATAAAAGCCATCCTCCTCCTTTTGATAAAACGATGGAAATTGAAGCATACTGTTCAAAAAATCAAAGAGATGTTGATGCTTCGACAGCTCTTTGAGGCTGTAGGTTATGTTTGTAGGGGGCGGTTTAAAATGTTGGTCCCAGATAGTCGGATCGTCTGTGATGACCCGAAATGCATCTTTGCTTTCATGAAGCAGATATCGCACCTGAGTCGTATGACTCGATAAATCTATTCGAGACATTACCAAAAGTGGGTAAAATTTATCACTATCAAATAGCAACTCTGCAGAGTGGTCTTGAGCGCCTTCCTTCAGTAGTTCTCGCCTTTGAGCCGGAATTGACGCGGGATCGATCTGATCCATAGGCTCGAAGTTTTCGACGTCATTTCCAAAGATTCCCAGAATTGATATTTCATTCCCCTCCCGAACGAGCGCAGCACCGCAAAAAATTAAGCTCTCAAAGCCTGGCAATGACACGCTTGAAAATGCACCCAAACTATTAAGCTCGTATATTACTAGTTCTTCGAAATCCGCTTCCTGTGCTGTCGAGCTAACTGTTGGACCTGTGACGAAATCAATATAATCGAACAAATTAAACTGATAGAAACGTTCTTCAAGAAGATTCAAACTCATTGCGATTTCGTCTGGTTCAACAAACGAACGAAGAACATTGAAAGATGTCGGCTGTTCGTTTCCTTTACCTCGATAAATCCGGCTATTAAATTCGCGCAGAAAATTTCGTAGATACACGTCACAAAAAAGAGACGGACCATTCCGTTCGATCGCGTAGTTGAGGCCTCTGGTGCGCTCCCTCATTTTCTTCATAAGGGCACGGTGAGCAGGGTCGGATGTTTCGCGTTGCTTTATTGCTGCAATGAACGTGTCGTAGTTGGGCATTTCAGGCACTATGCCTGCGCTCCATTTGAGTCTAGCGAACTTGGCATGACGTTTGAGTATTTTTTCGCTGATTGACACTATTAGAGCCTTGCCAATGGATTTTCAGAACGCGGCGTAATAGACCCGAGCACCTTTAGTGATACAAGGTGCTCGGGTGCAGCCCACACAGGTATTGACTCGTTGTTCTTGTTTCGTTCTTATAGGTCGAAATCAAGGTGACGGCCATGAGACTCTTCGCGATCCGCAATGAAATTGAACACATGCGGCGCCAGATTGCGCGCCAGCGGAAAGACATCCTACGCCTGCAACGTGCCGGGATCGACATATGCGCGGCGGAAACCCTGCTAGCCCGTATGCAGGAGAGGGTAGACGGGCTGGTGGCTGAGCGGGACGCGCTGGTTGGCGAGCAGCGCCGCAAATACCCTGGCACTGACAAGGTCATCAATGGCACCCCTGCTTCTCGCAGGGCGTGATGGAAAATCTACGCCGGTTTCCGGCGCCGTGGTCGATGCATGAGGATGAACACGGCTTCACCGTGCGGGACGCGAGCGGCTTCATGGTCGCCGGTGTGCCCCACCGGGAAGACCTGCACGCGCGGAACTATCAATATGCTGGCGATCACCTTTCGCGCGAGGAAGCGCGGAAGATCGCGAAAGCAATATCGCGGCTGCCCGACTTGCTCAGGCGACCGCAGTATTGCTCCCTCGCGCAACTTAAGTAGGAGGCAAAATCTAAAGTGATTAAGTCCTGACCGTTTAGGATTTTGGTGGAGAGACGGTAGCTCGTTCGTTCGCTCGCGACCCAACGGGTTTGGCTTCAAGATTTTCTATTTCAGGAAATGGCTCATAGCGAAGCTGCGCTAGATCACAGAAACCCCAAGCATCTTCCTCGGCCTTGGAAATTTGTCCGTCACCAGTCAGATGATACATTGTCGCGGTTCGTCCCGTGTAGGCGCCCATCGGATTTTTGGCGTTAGCACGGACGCAAACCGTGTAGCTAATATTCATGTTCATGTCTGCGCCAGGAGATGCGTTGGATATTTGAGCATCTCGTATTGAGTACGGGTCAAAAAACTTGGCGCGAACTTCGCTCACCATCATAGCTCGCTGTTGAGGCGTCAGAGGCCTTTGATCTTCAAACCGCCTGAGGTTTGCTTCCCGGACAGCGCACCCAGATAGAACCAGCGCGGCACAGCATACCAAATAGACATTCTTCATAAAAAATCCCCCGCGCATCTAAAGCGCGAGGGATCGACTTATGCAGGAGGTGAGTTGTCTCACCTCATATTTTCAATCCTCTGGTTTTCGGCCTTATGGTTCGCTCTAATGCGATGGCATTTCTCTGCCTCGATTTCCCGCTCATTTCTCTCTTTTACGGATAAAAACAAGTCCGTTATGAGCTTTGGGTAGCGCCTGAGACGCTTAAGTTTCTCGCGGGTATCTAGGCGATAGACCGCGAGGAGGTTTCCAGTTTCATCCCCAAGGCAGACGTAGATCCTATCGTTCTCTCCATCGCGCCAAGTATGCGAGTATCGCTCACTAGGCACTTCGCTCAGATCGTCGGGCGAATGATCTCGCTGAGATCGAAGAAAAGCGAGACAGGCACGAACGATAAAATCAGCCCGTTCGTGCTGGATCTCCAGAGCGCTGTCTCGGTCAATCATCGGATTATATTTTGAGTAGTAATAAATTATTCCATTAGAAGAGCCGAGGCTCGTATTGAACGTTTGCGAAAGCATAGGTTATCCTTTGAGTTTGCCGCGTCGGCGGACGCGCTAAACTCAACATAGCGGTGAGGTAGCCGCTGTTAACAAAATTTCTCAGTTTTTTTTGCCTTTTCGAGCGCGCGATTCCTGGCGCCGATCTCGGCATCTACGAGCGCCGCCCGCTCGACGTCGGCCCGGATGATTTCGGGGAGCACGTCGTTTTCAGCCAGCGCCATCATGATCTGATCGGCCGTTAGCACGCCGAAGAACGGGCACGGCTCCAGTGCTGCGATGGCTTCCGCGATGCGCTCGAAGCGTGCCGTTCCAATATAGACGTCAGTCATCTCAGTCTCCATGCGGCTAAGCCCGCGCACGGTGATTCGCACGGCGAAACGAGCGTCGCAATAGCGCTAGAATCTTAGATAAGTTAGCGCTGACTGATGGACATTCGGAAGCGGTTGGAAAAAGGGGAATCCGATCAGCAACACTGAAATCAGCGCCAGCTTACTTCCCGTCCGGGATATTTATTTTCAAGCTAGTCGAGGAAGCGAAAATCGAACGGCAAGGCCCGTGCCACCATCCGGCTCGATTAAAACCTCGTCGTCGGGACCGATCTCGCACTGCAGAGCCTCGAAGCAACTGTCCATGAAGCCCGGCTTTCCGCCGACAGCGAGGTTTAATTCAGCCGCCGTTATGACAATCGACTTGGCACCCCGTTCAGAGGCTTGTTGTAATTGCTTATGTAATTCGTGCTGATAATGATCGAAAGAAACCAACCGAGTCTCTCCTATGCCAGCGGGAAATATCCGCCAGCGGAGCGCCTAACACAGATTCCCAACTTGGAAAGCGCGGTTACCGACTTTAGAAACCAAGACTTTAGTCGACCTTCATAATCAGTGCCCGGTGCTCACCGTATATTTTGCCGGCAATCTCACCCAGTAACTTCGTCCGCGAGACCTGATCGCCCTTGAACCCCGGCGCATAGCTTGAACCGTAGGTTGTCAGCATCTCCCGCACGATCGGCCCAAATCTCCAAAAATCTTTCGCAAGGTAGCCAGCCCAGCCCGCATCTGGCGCGGCAGCCCTGACCTGAGCCTGACGTTGCCGAGCTTTCGACGCCTTCGGCCACTCCCCACCAGCGAGCCGGAGAGCCTTACGGACGTTCACGCGAACACGGTCGACCCGCACCTTGTCCGCATCAACGATGTTGAACTCGCCATGAAGATGCAGGCGCCCGGCGTCATCTTCCTCAGCGACACAGTAGAACTGCACAGAGCGGCCCAGCGAGTCCGTCAGGCGCCTCTTGATGCGAGCGGTCAACCACCCCAGGCAAGCCGTTTGAGCGCGTGCCTGAGCCTCTACGGCGTGACTGAGAGTCTGACTCATAATGAATTCGTTTGATTTCAGGCTTTTGCAAGCCGTCTTATAAGGACGCGAATGTGAGCGACGAACGCCCAGGCAACGGCGCTGGCGATTGTGGTCTCGAAGTCCTTTGCCAATCTGCGGCAGCGACCGAGCCATCCGAACGTTCGTTCGACGACCCATCGGCGCGGTAGGATTTCGAAGCCCTGCTCCCTGTCGGATCGTTTTATGATTTCTATCGTCCAATTGCCGATGCGCTTCAAAGCTTGACGCAGCTTATCTCCGGCATAGCCACCATCGGCAAAAATATGGCGCAGCCACGGATAGCGATAACGTATCGAAGCAAGAACGCACGGGGCACCATCACGGTCCTGAATGCTGGCTTCGTGCACGACCAGCCCGACCAAGTTTCCTTGCGTGTCGGTGACGATGTGGCGCTTGCGGCCCTTGATTTTCTTACCTGCATCATAGCCCCGGGGGCCGCCGCTTTCCGTGGTTTTCACCGACTGGCTGTCAATCACTCCGGCCGTTGGGCTCGCCTCTCGGCCAGCCGCCTCGCGCGAGGCCATCACGAGCGTGTAGTTCAGCGACGCAAACAGTCCGCCGCGCGACCACGCGTAGAAATAGCCCTGCACCGTCGAGTAGGGCGGGAAATCCTTGGGCAACTGCCGCCATTGGCAGCCGGTCGACGCAATATACAGGATCGCATCCATCACCGTTCGCATATCTGTCGCACGCGGGCGACCGAGCGCCGAAGCAGGCGGCAGAAGCGGCTCCATCACAAACCACTCGGCATCCGTCGTATCGCTTTCATATCGCAAGCTCGCCCGCCTATAGTGTCGGCGGGTGATTTCAGTCCAGACCATCGTGCTCTCCCTCGAATCTTCGCAAATCCGAAGGAATCACAACTGGCTGAAATCACTCAGCTTCTTTTTCAGTCAGCCTCTGAGACGCAATGTGAAGCCGTGAACGGGACCGAGCGCTTTCAGACCGAGATGCAGGTAGTGAACATGGAGGGTGTCGGACACGTCGCGCCACTTTGCCGGCGATCTGAATTGACGCATAGGCTTAGGATGGGGCTGACCACCATTGAGCCATAACCACCAAGGCGGATGCTTAGAAGATCGATCAAAGATGGTGCTGTCTAAGGGAGAGGTTAGGAGGTGTAATCTACTAACTGAAGAGACAGCTAAAGTCCCAGCATCCCGAAGTACCAGAAGCCCCTGCAAATCACGCATAAATGCGGCATCACGATAGACGCTAACGAGGGGTCTTATTTTTACCGATTTGACTATTTCGGCGTAGTTGCGGCTAGCCGGAACGGCCGTGAGTTCATCGTATAAGGGCAGCCAATTATTGTCCCGGTCGAGATCGCGAAGAACACCGTCTGCCGTTTCGTCGATTGGCGTAAGATCACAATCGTCGTCGGCATTGTCAAAGGGCGCTTGAACTTCAAAATGTTTGATATTAGAATCGTAATCGGTCGAACGCACTGTCATGCGGTAGGCTCCATGAAATAAGAGCCAGTGCGGGCAGCACTGGCTTTTTTCGTTTCATCATTATTGTAATTTACTGAGCGAAAGTTCGGTCGAATTTATTTTCGACCGATCATGAGAAATCTTAGTAACGCTGACACGCTGCCCGCTATATTATGGCGATTTGCCTTATCGCAGTATCCCGCCCGGCCTAGTTTGGGTTCGAAGTTCGACCATGATCAGTTGTCGAATACCCTGCTCTGCGGATTTTGCGATCGCGGCACCCATAGCCGCATGATCTTCCGGCGATGAACCGGCGCTGCCCTGCACTGAAACGTTGATGGTCGGCGATATTGTCGTCTGACCGCCCAAGATAGGCGCTAAGCCGGCCTGCGGACCGGCTACAAGGCCGCCGTCTGCAAACTTGGGGATACGGCCGCCGTTGATCGCCTCGAGCAGCGCACGGTTCTCACCGGTGGCGCGGGCATTGACCACAAACTCACCGTGGCTAAGCCGCGCCGGGATCGAGTCCGATGTTCCGGTGCCGGGGCCGCTGATCATGCCGCCGGCAGCATGGCCGAGAACGGGACCGATGAAGTCGCCGACAATGCCGCCAGAGGAAAAGCCGAAACCGCCGCCAAGCGAGCGCATAATGGGTCCGACGATCAGCGCCTTGATCATGGCCTCTTCCAGCGCGCGAAGGATCACCTTCCCCATATCGGCGAAGCCGGCGCTGACGGATTTCGTGCCGTCGAGGATATCGGTCAGTCCCGACGTCATGGTGGACGACATGGTGCCGGCGATGCCCTTCAAGGCTTCGTTGGCACGCATGGCTGAGGCCTCGACGCTGCCGAGCGCCGTCGCCACGTCCGGGTAGATGCCTTTCAACTGGCTCGCTATCGCAGCGTCAGCGGGGTCGAGAAGCGCCGTCTGAGCCCCGAACTTGATGCTGCTGGCGATCTGCGCCTTCTCGATCGCCAACGCGGCCTTGCTGTAGGCGTCGGCCACCTCGTTGATGCGATCGCGCTGTGCGACCGTGACCACGTTCTCCCCGAGCCCAGCCGCAGCGTTAGCTTGCTTCGCGACCGTCTCAAGCTGCGCGGTGACCTTCGACTTCTCCCGCGCCGCTGTGCCGAGATCGATAGCCGCAGCTTCCGCACCGAGCGCCGCCGTGCGCTTTTCAATGGCATTGGCCGCCGTATCGAGCTTGTCGACCTCTGTCGTTCCGGTTGGCTTCAGCGTTGGCGCCGCACCGGTGCCGCGTGAAGGCTTGGGCAACTCCGGGAAGGTGTTCGGCTGGCGCTCAGCGCTGTCGATCTCGCTTTGCAGCCGGTCGCGGCGCTGCCTAAGCCGCTCCTGCGGGGAGATCATGCCGAGCGCGCCGGTCACGGCTTCCGGCACCTGCGGAACGCCCCATATGCCAGTGCCATTCTTGATCGCGGTGTTGACCGCCGCAAGTTCATCTTTCTTACGTGCCGTCTCGCTGGTGATGCCGAGCCTATTCGTGACCTCGACAGCCTTGCCGATCAGATCGACAATATCCGACCAATGCCCCTTGATCGTCAAAATGGTGCCGGCCAAATCTTCGAAGGTGGGCTTCAGCGAACGGGTCAGCCGGCCTTCGGCAAGCTGGAGCTGCTCATCTACGGCCTTGGCACGGACGACAAGATCGTTTGAGAAGATGGAGTCCGATGCTGCGGCGGCGGCGTTCATGCTCGACAGCATACTTTCTGCCGAGGTTTTACCTTGGCGGATACGGTCGACAAACTGCGAGCCAAACATTTTCTCGCCAAGGTCGAGCGCCGCTGCCTTCTGGCCGATGCTTTCCAGTTGGACCATTGCGGCGAGAACCGCGAGGATCTTCTTTTCTTGCGTATCGGCATCGCGGAACATGACGAGGCCGTCGAGCTGCACCCCGGCAGCCTTTGCGACAGTCGCGTTGAACACCCGCAACGCCTTCTCGACGCCGTTGACCTCTTCCTTTCCGGTCTCCCATTTGGAGACATCGATCGGCGACTTTTCCTTCGTCGCGCCGAATGCGTGCGACAGCGCCGCTTCCAGCTCGCCAGCTTCGACCTTAAGCTTCTGAGATTCGGTCATGAAGGACTGGAAAAACGCGGGTGATACGCCAACATTTTGAGAGCTATTGGCGATGCTCACCATTTCCTTGAGCTGATCGCGCGTGGCGCCGATGGCATCACTTAACAGTTTAAAGGCTCCGACGGCGACGGCAACTCTTCCAACCATGCCGATTGCCATGCTGGACGCGGATGCCAGCATACCGGCCTTGATTTCGTCATTCATATCCAGAAACCGTTTCGCGACCTGTCGCGCAACTGTGCCGACATGGTTGGAAGCCTCAGACATTTTTGACTTAAAAGCGTCTATGTCCGGAGAACCCAAGCCGATATCTAATGAAGGGCGCTTCGCCATTATGCGGCCTCCTGCTCAACGTCTGTGCCGCCGTCGAAGTATGTCCGAAGGGCGTAGAACGCAATTTTGACGTTCTCCAATACAGGACGGTCCCGAACGAAACGCCCAACTAGATCGTCAGCTTCTTTGAGTGACAAACCGCCTCCTACAAGACCGAGAAAGATAACACGATCGATATCCTCGCTGCTGTAGAGGTCGTTCACGAAACGCTGGTAGCAAGCCGTCGGCGTGCTGCCTGAAACGGGCAAGCCGCGAATGCTGATCACGGATCGCACCCACGGGTGATTAAGGTTGAAGACGTGTTCGCCCCCGGACCAGATCATCGGTTTAGGCGTAGTGCTATTTTCAGTCATCGAGTGCTTTCTGTGTTGCTTCCGCAATTGCGGTGTTAATTTCTGATTTCATGGCTCTGTAAGTCGAATAGAAAAAGGGTCGCGCGGCCTGCCGGCTGTTGCCGAACTCAAAGCCGAGCGCATAGTCATAGGGCTCGCCGCTGCCGGTCCGAACTTCGGTTTCGGTCAGATCGCCGCCTGCGACGACATGCACGTCGAGCGGATCTTCTCCCGTTTCGACGCGGCAGCTTTGTTTGAGGGTTCCCCCTTCAGCGGGTGCGGCTTCCTGTCCCTGCAAAGCTGCGCGTTGAGCGTCCGACAACCGCTTCGCCTGCTCTTGCAGCACGTTGGCAATTTCGCTGAGCACCTTGTCGGGAATGCTCGCAAGATAGGTCTGGAGTTCGTCGGCCGTCATGGGAGCACCATGTCTTCCGCCGTTACGCTGGGGTCATTGAGGAACGATAGATTGCTGTTGCCGGCAGCGGCGCGGCTAACGGCCATCCACGTTGCGCTGGCCCCATCTACCCGGTCTGTCGACTTGCCTTTGTGAATGGTGCGGTTTTCGTTGCTGTCGGTGTAGATGACGACGTTCGAAAAATTCCAGCGCAGCACTTTGTGACCGCCATGCTGGAACCGGCGCGAGATTATTGCGCGCTCAAGCTCGCTCAGGGCCGGCGATTGCGTCTTCCAACCCTGCTGTAAGATAACAACCGGCAAGCCGCGTTCGGTCAGGATGGCGATGATTGCCTGCGCATAGGTGACATCAATGCCGATCTCGCGAACCTCATACGTCTCGCACAATGCAATGATGGCGTCCGCGACCATGACGTAATCGATCACGTTGCCGGGCGTCGGCGTGATCAGCTTGTCCTTGCCCCACTCTACGTAGTTGACGCCATCGCGCTCAGAGCGCGCGAGGATATTGTCTTCCGGGCAAAAGAACTGCGGCAAGACAACGAAACCGTCATCGTTCCTGAAACACGCGACAACGGCGGTCAGATCGGTCGTTTTCGAAACGTCTACGCCAATCCAGCACGGCTGACCGCGCAACGCTTCCAGATTGATCGGCGCGCTGCCTTCATCATAAATCGTCATATCGACAAACGGGCTTGTGCTGTTCTCCAACCAAATATTGAGCTTCAACTGGCGAAGGCTATCCCGTTCGCTGGGGCTGTTCTTCGCGCGGCTGACGTGCCGACGAAAGCCCTTGAGGCTGGGGTAGCCGTGCGAGCTGCCGGGATTAACGCTACGCCAGACATCTTCATCGGCGTAGTCGCATTTCGGGTCAGCTTCGAACAAGATCGGCAAGATAGACGGATCATCGATTTCGCCGCGCGCTACCTTGCGGGCGTTCTCGACAATCTCCCATGCGATGTTCTCCTGACCGCGACCGGCAGTTGTGGCGACGATCAAAAGGGGATCATCCAGCTTATCGAGGCCCGTGGTCAGAGCTTCCCAGAGATACTTGTTCGGCCATACGTGCAATTCGTCTGCGAGCACGAATGCCGGCGTTCGCCCATGCTGACCGCCTGCTTCCGAAGCAATGACTTCGAGAGTCGCGCCGCGCGGGTAAACGATTTTCTTTGCCGAGTTGTGGGCGTCGTAGACCTTGAGCTTTGACAGCGTTTTCGGGTCCGCCTGCACAATGCCAAGCGCTTCTTTAAACCCGATGCCGGCCTGCTGACGATCGCTTGCCGCGAAGATGGCTTCGCCGTTCACCACTTTCTCAGGTCCGACAGTGTGCAGTAGCGCAAGTGCGGCGGCGAACGATGTCTTGCGGTTCCCACGGGGCAACAGCATGACCACGGTGTTGACGATGCGAGAACCGTCAAGATTGCGCGGACCGTAGATGCGCCGAACAATACGCTCCTGCCATGGGTCAAGCTGGAACAGCTTATTCGGCAGGTGGCTTTTGGGATGTTTGAGGCGGCGGAAAAACTCGACTGCACGTTCGCCAAAGCCCAGCGTATCGGCGATGGCCGAACCGTCATAGATCCAATGGGGATAAGTCGTCGTCAGCATTGCCGTCCTCCCTGATGGAGGGGCGGGAACGCGAGACGGGAGTGAGGCCAAGTTCTGCCGCGAGCTGGCGCGCGGTCTTCATGGCCTGATCCTGCATTCGGAACAGTTTCGGATCGATGGCGACGCGCAGCAGCGCTTCAAGTTCGCGGACACGACTTGAGGCGATGCAATAGCATTCGACGCTGCCGAGATCGGAAGCTGTCAAGATTCGGCGCGCGGTCAGGTCGGGCATAACCCGGCGCCATTCGGCCTTGGCGTGCTTCGACAACCAGCCGGGCGGCGGGGCGATCTTGTCGAGGGCGTTACGGTCGGTAGCCAGTTCAGGCTTTCGACCTTTCACAGTCCCGCTCGTTCGACGCGAATATCGAGGCCGCGAGCCCGGCCCAACTCCCGCATGTCTTTAATGTTGTAGGACTCGCCGTAGTAGACGACGCGATCAGCGAGAGTTAGGTCGTCCAGATAGCGGATGCGAAAGACAATCGACGTCTCGGAAGACGCGCCGCGACCGCGCATAAATTCTTCGGTTGATGCCGTAACGATGCCAGCGCGGACGGTCGCCAGCAGCGCCCATGTCTCGACAGGCGCACGGTTCGCGTCCAGAGCGGTGCTGGCGCGTTCAATTGTGATGGTCTCAGTTAGGTCGCCGGCCCTCACGACGCGCGCTCCTGCACAATGGCGCGCACGGTGACAACGCCGTGAGAGTATTCGCCCTGGGGGTCTCGCATGAAATGGGTGTTCGTTACCCGGAGATCATGGGTTGTGAACCCCGCGAGGGACCACGGGCGATCTTTCAACGCAGCGCGGCAAGCGCCGGCAATCTCTTTCGAGGTCGCGAGGCCCGGCTCTTTGGTCCAGAGGTGAAGGGTTGCGTAAGCCGTGCCATAGAAGTCATCATAGACCGACTGCCCTTCACCGATGATGATGCAACGGTCCAGCTCAGGCCGCCCGCTGCGGTCACAGATGCCGTTGGCCGGGACAAGCGCAGTCACGCCGGCAGACGCCGCAAGACGTGCACCAACGGCCTGTTGAAGGGCAAAAGACGGCTCAGAAGCCATTTAAAACGCCCATTCCCGGTATGGATTGAGCAGGTCCAGCAGCCCAAACGGGAGCGCTTGCGCTGTAACACCCACCATCGTTGCCTCCCGATTCTCGAATAAGTGAGCGGCAAGCTGCCTGGTTGCCTCGTCAAACGGAGCTGGAGTGTCAGGTGCGTCGATCGGAACACCTGTGTAAATCGCAATCCACTCGGAAGCCGCGTCGATCTTGTCTTGCAACAGTTCGTCGTCGTCATCCGCCGTAATATTGAGGTGCGCCTTCAAGTTGGCGAGCGAGATCGTCATGAGCAAAAAATCCTATATCGATTCAGTCTTGTATGGAGGAGAGGGACCGGTCTGCGGCATCGGCCGGCAGGTTGCCGACCACCCCCCGCCCCATCGAACGCTGCATTATTATTGCGAAGTCGCGGCTGAATTGTCGAAGAAGACGAGTTAGCTCGCGTTGCTCCGCGAGGCTGTTACGCTTCATGGTCGCGATCATTGAGCCTGGCGAAATCACCTGACCGCGCTTCGCCTTCACACGTCCAAGTTCTCTACGGGGACGAACTGGAGCCGACAGTGCGCGCTCGATAGTCCAACCGTTGAAGAGACGACGATGTAGCGTATCCGGGTTCATGCCGAGCCGCCGGGCCCAACCTGCGATCGTATCGGTGTGGCCTTTGTGTTTGAGAAGGCGAATAGCTGCCATTTCATAATCCTAATGGTTAGAGTTTTGACGTTCGAGAGATTGCTTGCGGCTGCTGTGACATGGCGCCGATGCCATCGGCTGCCAATTGGAGCGCGACCAGAACAGCTTCATGTCGCCGCGATGGGGAATAATGTGGTCGACCATGTTCGCGAGGCGACCACAGCCGCACGAGCAATGAGCGTTCTCAGGCCGTGCGAGGTATGCTTTGCTTTCGCGCTGCCACTTGCCGTCGTAGCCGCGTGCTGCTGCTGATGGCCTCCGCTTGTCAGCCTCAGCCTTGGCGCGTTGGCGACAGATGCACACGGCATTGCCGGCGATGCGGTTGCCACAGCTACAGATGCGAGGCGCACGAATGGGCATCAGCCTCGCACCTCAGCCATAGTCGTGTTTGTCAGGTCGCCAAGAGCATTGAGTTCGGCGCGGACAGCGCCGCTTACTTCACCCTTGGTCGCATCAAGCGTCTTGTCGCCGCCTTCCTGCTTGCCGCCGAAAACAGCCGCAAGCATTTCGGTGCGCCCTTGGTAAGCTTCGAGGATCTCAGCGGGTGAAGCATTCCAAGCATCGTCAGGTGACCAGCCCAACCAGCCCGTAGCCAGCCTGTACAGCCGGGTGTGATATTCTTTGAATGAGATGGGCTTGCCCTTGCTGGCCTCTACAGCGGCTTCAGCGTCACCCGTCAGGCTGACTATGAAATCGCACATCGGCCCGACTAGGAGGTCGAGGCTGACGGCCAAAGGGGTGTCGCCCGCATTGTCGAGGTAGTCGGTCAGTGCTGAGCGCTGACCGGTCCCTTCTTTGATTACGTCGCCATAGGCCGAGAGGCGGCCGGTAAATAACGCACGAATTAGCTTGTCGAAGCCATCGTACTTTTGCTCCAAGCGGAAGGCAGCCCGCAGCGTCGGACGCAAAAATAGGGTTTGCCTGCCTACAGTTATTTCTACGTCGTTCGGTGCGAGCTGCATTTGCTTAGACCACCGGTCGCGTGCTGGCGTGGCTGAGAACAGCCACAGCAGCGATCGGGGCGGCGCCGGTGTTGCCGGCGGGCGTCACGGTGATGCGGGCGAAGCGCTTGACGCCGATGTAGCCAATCTTGCGAGTGGCAACGTCGGCGGCGAACGTGAAGCCGGCAGCGACTTCCGGTGGAACGCCATCGGTCTGACTGATCAGATCGATGTCGGAAACCGCCGCCGCGTCGGACTGGTCCGTCGCGTTGGCGTCTTCGATCAGAACGCCGAAGGTGGCGTCAGCGTCAGCGAGCGTCCCGGTCAGGATGCCGAACGTCAGGGCTTCGAAGCCCAGCCGATCAATCCAGTTGCCGACGATGGCGGTATTGTCCGCGACGGCGGCTGCCGGCGGGGAGATGGCAACGCGGAAGGCGTTGTTATGGAGATTGTCGCGCATAGTGGTCGTCCTAACTGGTGCTTTAAGCGACCATTTTGAGTTTGCGGAGGGTGGCCGGGCGAATGACGCCAGCGCCGGTGCGACGGGTCGCATGGAACCGGGTGACGCCTTCGGTCGCGCGGGTGTACGGGTTGACCAGAATGGAGAGGTCCAGCCGATCGATGATGCGATAGCCCAGGTTGAAGTCGCCGAACGCGATCGGCATGAGGCCGGCGCCAACATCGGGCATGTCGGGCAATTCGACCACCGGCTTGCCGAGGATCGTTTCCGGCTGACCGGCCTGATACGAAGGCTGCCACAGGTAGTTGCCCTGCCCGTCTTTCAGCTTGCGGATGACGGCGACCGTGTTGCCGTTCATCGCCCAAACCGCATTTGCGCGATAGACTGCCGGCATCGCGTACATGAGCGTGATCAGTGCATCGGCGCTCAGGTTCGTCGCGTGGCCGTTCGCCGTGAAGGCGATGTCGGGATGGGTCATGAAGCCCTGCGGAGCAATGACACCATCGCCGTTGACGAATGCGGTGCCTTCCTTCGCGCCGAAGTCTTCCGACAGGGCTTCACGAAGCTCGCGTTCCGGGGCGCCGCCACCATCAGCGAGAAGCTGGTTGCTTATATCGGTGTAGGTGTTGACCTCGCGGACGACGATTTCAGCCTGGCCGAACGACGGCTCAGAAGCTTCCGATTCCTGGAGCTCGCCTTTCCACTTCGCGTTGGTGCCGCCAGTGCGAGCCGGATAGATGACGGACGGGCTGCCCGTGGTGCGCACACTGGCAATCCCGCGAACCGGCGACAGCAGAACGAGATTTTTCAGAAACTCGGTCGACATCTCTGGCGGGGCGAAGTAGCCGCCCTGCGGATCATTACTGACGCGCAACGTCTTGAGGGTCAGTTCGTCGGCGCGGTCGCCGCGACGCATGTAGCTTTCGAACGCCTTTGTTTCAAGCTTGGCGTCGTCGTTGTCGTTGTCGCCGGTGACGCCGGGACGGTTTGCCTTAGCTTCGACGCCATCGATGCGGCTCACTAGCTTCGCAAATGCGGTGGGGTCGAACGCTTTCGTTTCCATAGCCGACAGCCGGCCGTCGAGCTCGGTCTTGAAGCCAGCGAGCGCAGCGGTCACGGCGGCTACCGGGTCGGTATCGTCGTCCTTAAATTCGAGAACAAGTGCAGAGTTTTTCACAGGTGGTCCTTTCGAAGAGCAGCGGCGGCTCGGTTAATCAATTCCGCTACGGCAAGCGCCGCCGATTGAGATTTTATGGAGTTAATTCGAGCGCGTGGATGGCTCGGATTCTGAACAAGAGAAATTTCGGCAAGATCGAGCGCAGAGATAATTCTGTTGCGCCCCTGCTTGGTCGCTGCCTTGGTGCGGAAGCCGATCGACAGTCCGCTGACCAATCCGCTCTTCAACATCGCGCGAACGGAACGAGCGCGGGGATGATCTAGATGTAGCTGACCTTTGACAGCCAGTCCTTCTTCCGTCTCCGTTGCCTCAGTCCAAGTGCCAACGAGGTCAGCGGGATTGTGCTGATACAGGATGGGCAAATCTGCCAAGATGATGCCGAATGCACCCTTTGTAATGATATCACCCACGCTGTCAGCCGATCCGAATGGCCACGCGTTTCCGGTGATCTGGCCGTCGTCGGTGACGCTCAGCGAAGCCTTGAGTTCGAGTTTATCCACGTGCGGCCTCATGCTTCGGTTTGCCGAGCCAACGCGCTTCCAGAATGGCGATAGCGAGCGGCTGAATTTCAATGAGCGGCCGACCGACGGCGTAAGTCGCGATCAGTTCATCAGCGCGTTTCGGCGCGACGCCGCCGCCGACCAGCGACAAGCGGATAGTCTCTAAAAGATCAGTATGCGTGAAGGCGTTGGCGAAAACGCGCGTGCATAGCTGACCGATGCCGGCGCCGGTCTTGCGCTCCAATTCGAAAATCAATTCCGACGTGAATCGGAAGGTGTATTCAGCATCGCCAAAATACGCGGTGTGGGATGTGTCGCTCATAACGCGACCGCCGTGGACGTATTCGGATTTTCGTATTTCTCGCCGCCGACGTATGGCGGCATATTGAGAACGGCGCGGCCTTCGTTTGGATTGATCAAACGGGCCGAGATTGCCTTCGACAGTCCCTCCATTCGTGCAGCATAATTAGCGCGCACAAAACCGTCAGTCAGAAATTCTGCAAAGTAAATATCGCGTTCGTCGCGATCGAAAAGCTTCAGGCGAACTTCGCCCTCAAAAGCCGAAATCCATTTCATCAGCGTTCCGTCTAGGAACTGCTGGTTCATCTCTTCCGAGTTGCCCCAAGTCGCGCGGCCCAGCTCGTAGAGAATGTGCGGCGGCACTCGGAAATGCCGGGAAATCTGTTCGATGTAAAAGCGGAAGGTGGCAAGAAACTCGGCATCCACGCTGGAGAGCGTGACGGGCGTCCAATCGACCTCAGACGGAAGGACGGCGGTGCCGCCTGACTTGCCGTTGCCAAATGCAGCCAGCCACGCCGCGCGAATCTTGGCGAGCATGTCGGCTGACGGCGGGACCGCGCCGGTGCCTTTCACAGACAGGATCGAGCTGGGGCGTGCCGAATTGGCGAAAAGCTGGTTGGCGTGGCGCTCCAGAACGAGCAGCAGGCCGATTGCTTCGCGGGCGTCGTGTGCCAAGCCGAGACCGGAAAGCGACGGCGACGGAAGGTGCAGGATGTTCTGCCGATCGATCGGCCGCGCCTTGCCGTTCTCTTGGACGCTGTAGACCGGGCCGTCCTGCGACATGCCGACAGTGACGGGCGTGGTTTCTGGATTGATGCGGATCAGCTCAAAGGGCTTCCCGCCATCAACGCGGACAATCTCAGCAAAGCCGCCATGACGGTAGAGCAGCGCGTCGCGGACCAGCTCTTCCTTGAACTTGGTAGCGGGTGTCCATTCGTTCGCTTCGTCATGGAGCAGCCGGTAGACGGGATGATCGGGCGCACGCTCTTTCGAGCCATGAGCGCCGCGCTGGTAGACGTGAACCGGGAGTTGACCCAACGCCTGACTGATCGCGTTCACCGCACAGGCGACCGGCGCACAGGTCATAGCGGTCAACGGCGTGACGCGGACGCCGGATGCGGAAGGCAGCGCGCCGAACAGCTCCAACAACGCAGCGTCGGGCGTTGCGAGGCTAGCCTTGGTTTCAAGGCCTACAAAATTCTGGAGTCGTGACGCGAGAGATCGCGAGATCGCGGACAT